TAAGCGGGCGTTGCGGCGGATACTGATCAACTCAAGGCTAGATGCCATATGGGCAGAGGTCAGAGAAATGATGGTGTACAAAGCCCCGCCAGAATTGGGTGCGCTGTGGGGTAAGTTTGATGAGATGCGGCAGAAGATTGTTGCCGAACAGGAGGTAGCCCACGCAGAGGAACTTAGACTGGCTCAGATAGCATCATGGCGACGCAAAAGAAGAATAGCGGAAATCAGGGCAAAAGCAATGTGGGTTTCGGCAGTGGTGTTCGTAGTTATATGGGCGGTGGGAATAATGTGGCTGACGACAAGAAGCATGATTACGAGAACATCCCTTGGTCATTGATTACTGTCGTGCTGGCGGTTGTGCTGATGTTCTTTATTGTGATGCCGATCTTAGCGTTTATGTATTACGACATGTACTACGCAACACAAGCAGCAGTGCATGAAGTCAGGAAGATGCGGGAGCTACGCAAGGAAATACTGATTGAGAGGATGTACGACAAATGATCACGTTGGCACAGTTCAAGAAGTTTGCCCCGCACACCAAGTACGCACAACAGTGGTATGACACGCTATTTAGCCCGCAGACTGAGCTGGGCGGCAAGTCTCTCCTAGATGAGTACCAGATCAACACCCCGAAGCGCGTTGCGGCGTTCCTAGCGCAGTGCGGTCATGAGTCGGGCGGTTTTGTGTTTGTCACCGAGAACCTGAACTACTCAGCTTCCGGCTTGATGCGTGTCTTCCCGAAGTACTTCCCAACCCTAGACCTTGCCAAACAGTACGAGCGCAACCCGCAGAAGATAGCTAGTCGCGTGTACGCAAATCGCATGGGCAATGGCGATGAGGCAAGCCTTGAGGGGTTTAAATTTCGCGGGCGCGGGATTTTGCAGCTGACTGGCAAGGACAACTATTTTTGGTTCGCAGCCAGCCTAGACATCACACCGGAAGAAGCGGCTGAGTACTTGGAGACCTTCGAAGGTGCAGCCCAGAGTGCGTGCTGGTTCTGGGAGACAAACAAGCTAAACGCGCTGGCAGACGCGGGCGACATCAAGGCGATGACGAAGCGGATCAACGGCGGATTTATTGGATTGGCAGATAGGGAGCATCACTATGAGGTGGCACTCAATATGTTTGGTTCTAGTACTCGTCTGGCTTAGTGGGTGTGAGCGGGTTAGATACTTTTGTCAGAACCCAGAAAACTGGGACAAACCGCGCTGCCAACGCCCACAATGTGCTGTAACAGGAACCTGCCCGGATCAGTTGCTGAAACCGGAAATGCTGAAAGAGGAACCCAATGAACCCGCTAAAACTAATAAGCCAGTTTCTTGCAATGACGCAGGAACAACACGATGCAGTAATTAAGTTCTGTATCGCTGTAACCTTCTGCTGCACCGTGATCATTATGGTGGGTGTGAGCTTGTACTCGGTAGTATTCGTTGAGCAACCAATGAGCGGGATGGCCCCAGCGGACAAGCAGTTCTTCCTGATCCTGTCAGACATGAGCAAATATATTCTTGGCTCACTGGCAACCCTGCTTGCTGTCAAAGGCAAGGACGCGCTCCAGCAGTTCGTGCCACCCGGCCTATCTACCAAGGAAGAGCGTGAAGATAAGCCAACATCACCAGCACCCAAGGCACCTGCGCCTGTGCGCATGGAGCCAACGATTGACCCTATTAGTTCAGCGCCGTCTGTAGCTACAGGCTATGGCGGCAGAGCAGCCCCTGTACAACCACCCCACCCGGAGATTTCGTAATGTTTATCTACGCTCGTATGGCTGTTACCGTTATTGCAAGTTTATTCTTGGTCTTCCAGATTCACGCGCAGGAAGTGAAGAAGGTCTGCAACAAGCAGAAGGACAACAAGGGTAAAGAGGTGCAGGTCTGCAAAGAGGTCAAGATTCACAAGAAGCTTGATGGCACAAAGGTACCGCCAAAGTGACTGCGTTCTTCAACCCGTGGGTGATACTCGGTTTTGTGTTAGCTGTTGGCGCGGCGGCTGGGGGCGGGTATTATAAAGGCAATTCTGCTGGTAAATCTGAGGTTCAGGCTGAGTGGGCGAAGGAAAAGGCTGAGCAGTACGCCGCTTACGCCAAGGGGCAAGAAGAAGCCCGGCAACGTGAGCAAGAAATGCAACAGGCGGCGGACAAGCTGCGGAGGGAAAAGGATGCGCAGATCAGGGACATTAATGCTCGTGCTACCGCTCTTACTAACAGCTTGCGCGACAGGCAGGAGCGCCCCGCCCAAAATGGTACCGCCTCCGGTACCGCCCGAGCTTGCAGTGGAGCCTCCGGTGCGGAATTGGCAAAAGGAGATGGAGAGTTTCTTGCAGGGTACGCTGCCGACGCCGCCCGTCTCCAAGCAGCCCTCGACCAATGCGTCAAACAATACAACGCCATCAGGCAAAAGTAAGGAATAGCCATGCCGTTGCAGAAACTACAGTTTAGACCGGGGGTCAACCGAGAAGGTACTACGCTTGCTAACGAAGGTGGTTGGTTCGATTGCGACAAAGTGCGGTTTCGTTCTGGCTACCCTGAAAAAATAGGTGGATGGGCTGCACTGTCCTACGCAACATTTCTTGGCACCTGCCGATCTTTGTGGAATTGGGTTTCGCTCAAAGGGTTTAACCTGCTGGGCGTTGGAACTAACCTTAAATTTTATATCGAGAACGGTGGGGGCTACTATGATATTACGCCTATTCGACAGACCGCCACTCTTAGCAACCCATTCGTAACTACTAGCGGATCGGCGGTTGTTACCGTAACAGATGCAAATCATGGCGCTATAACCGGAGACTATGTGTCTTTTTCCGGTGCTTCAACCGTTGGTGGGCTAAATCTAAATAGTGAATATGTCATTACGTACGTTGATTCCAACACGTACACAATTACTGCCAGCGCGAACGCTTCTTCTAGCGCAACCGGTGGAGGCACTTCTGTTGTTGCCCAATATCAGATCAACGCTGCAACCGGCGGGGGTTCAGTTCAAACTGGCTGGGGCGCTGGTTTGTGGGGAGGTATAGTTACCGGCTCGCGGCTGACTGCTATTAATGTAGGCGGCGGCATTAATTCATCTACAACAACTATTACCGTTGACTCGACTGCTGGGTTCCCAGCGGGCTCGGTTGCTACGCCGGGGGTGTTGCTTATTGATGATGAATTAATTACCTACACAGGTACCTCGCCTACTACCTTTACCGGATGTACTCGTGGAGCATTAGGGTCTATACCAGCCGAACATTTAGATAACACTGTTGTACAAGATGCTTCTGGATATTACGGCTGGGGTGAATCAGCCGCAGTTACCGCAACTAACTCCGTACGTCTGTGGAGCCAGTCAAACTTTGGTGAAGACCTTTTATTCTCTCCTCAAAACGGTGCTCTTTATCTATGGCAGCCCGGTAGTGGTGTAGTGCCAGCATTTGATACTCGCGGAGTTTTGGTTGGCAGTTTAGATGCTCTAGCAAATACTTCTAATACAAGCACGACCATTACCATCACATCTATATCGAATGGTGCGTTGGTTTTTATCGGTATGGAAGTGTCTGGTACAGGCATAACAGCGGGCACAACCATTACAGCGTTCGGCACAGGCACTGGCGGAACAGGGACATACACAATCAGTAACCCCGCAACTGCTACAAATACGGGCATTACTCTGACAGGCACATCAGATGTACCTAATAAAATAACTGAGATTATGGTGTCCGATTCTTCCCGTATTGTTATTGCTTTTGGCTGTAATGATTACGGGTCGTCTGAACAAGACCCCATGCTTATTCGCTGGACGACACAAGAAAGCTACACTAATTGGACACCCGAGACCGCAAACCAAGCGGGTAGTTACCGGTTGTCGCACGGCTCAAGAATTGTTGGGGCGCTTCAGACTCGTCAAGAAATTATAGTTTGGACTGACTCAGCTATCTACTCTATGCAGTATTTAGGGCCACCATTTGTATGGGGTTTCACACTCTTAGCGGACAATATATCTATAGCCTCTCAAAACGCTATGGCTACGGCGGCAGGGGTTGTCTATTGGATGGGCGTTGATAAATTCTATGTATATTCTGGTCGAGTAGAAACTTTGCCTTGTTCAGTTCGCCAATACGTATACGGCGATATTAATATTGAAGCACAAGATCAGTTTCTCGCGGGGTCAAATGAGGGCTACTCGGAGATATGGTGGTTCTACTGCTCATTGACAGGGCCAGATGGCTCTGGGACAGAGGCAACCCCCAATACAATAATAGACCGCTACGTTATCTTTAATTACCTTGACCGGGTGTGGTACTACGGCACTATGACCCGTACGGCGTGGCTTGATTCAGCGTTGCGGGGCTACCCAATGGCAGCAACCGCTAATAATCTTATTGTTTATCACGAAGCGGCGGTAGATAACGGTGAGACTAACCCGCCCACTGCCATTAACGCTTACATACAGTCATCAGACTTTGATATTGATGATGGGCATAACTATGGGTTTGTCTGGCGTATCCTGCCGGATATTACGTTTGACGGGTCAAATACTTCTGGAGAAACAAACAAGAGCCCGTTCGTTACGTTTACTGTTCGGCCCCGACAAAACCCCGGCGCTGCTTATGGTGGTTCGTTTTCTCCTACTATTACATCAGCTCAAAGCTATGCTGGGCGGACTACATACAATGTTCAAGAGTTCACGGAGATTGTGTATAGCCGAGTGCGCGGTAGACAGATGGCATTTAGAGTTGAGTCTAATACCCCCGGCACCCAATGGCAGTTAGGTGTGCCCCGTATTGATGTACGTCCTGACGGTAGAAACTAATGCCTATACAAGCCCCAGCACTCCCCTTTGCCCCGGTACAGTACGACCGGTCTTACCAAGACACGCTCAACAACATCTTGCGGCAGTACTTTAACCAGCTTAATAACCCCGGTGCGATTGCTGGGTCAGCTTCGGGTGTAGGCACTACCGACGTAGTTGCGGCGCTAAACTTTAGTAGACCTGACGGTTCGGGTGGCACCGTCTACAGTTTCCCAACACAGGCAGACCTAGCTAACTTGCGGGTTGGGGACGTATATGTAGACACCTCAGCTAGTAATGTTCTTAAAATGAAAATATAAAATGATACCCCGCAGAACTCTTTATCGAGATGCAGAAGTTACTTTCCTCTGTGACTATATGCTTGACATTGGAAAAGTGGCGTTGCATTTAAATATAGAAAAGGGGGCGTGGTCGCCCTCTAAGTTCAAGCGGTACTATAGTATTTTTACTAACATTATTGCGCCAAATCTTAAGTCTGAAGGGTACAATGAGGTCTATGCAACGCCTTTAGAACATGATAAGAAGGCGCAAAAACTTATCAAAATGTTTGGTTTATATCAGTACGGGCAGAACATGGGGCTAGTACTAATGAAGAAGGAGATTTAACCATGCCAGCTTTATTGCCCGCC